ATTACTTTAAACACCTAACCAAACAACACCTATGGAAAATTTTAAGATTACCACCAAACAAGTTATTAACACAGAAATTGAATTGCCGCAATTCTTTAGAGTTGGCGAACTAAATTTTATTAAGGTACTTAATGACCAAATGCACCTCCACGTTAGCAAGGAGGATTTTAAACTTGAACTGTACCCAGACATAAAGCTAAAAACTAATCGAGTTTTATATTGGTTTGAAAGCCATACATGGGAAGAAATTACAGAGAAGGAATTTTTGGACACTTACTACGAAACTAAATACTTAATCGAAAAATTTTCAGACATACTATGAAACCAGAAAGTCAAAACGCACTAATAAAAGGATGGCTATTAAATGGTCATTCAATTACGCAACTTGATGCATTAAAAATGTTTGGTTGCTTTAGGCTATCCGCAAGAATCGCTAACCTCCGGGAGGAGGGATATGACATTGTTACCGAAATGGTAACCATTAACGATAAAAGAGTAGCAAATTACTATATGCAATGAACGAGCAAGAATTGGAAAGAATGTTTGAACTTTGGCAAGACCGTCTAACCGTTAAGGAAATAGCATGGCATTTAAAAAAACCTTACCATCGAATTTATATTGAACTAAAGAAGCGTAGTTTAATTGGATAACTCAAAAAGAGTTATATTTGTACATCGAATCATTTTTGAGGTGAGAGGCAAAAATGATTCCATAGGTTAACTAAACCTAACCCCGGCAGACTCTCACCTGTTGGGGTTTTTTATTTATCATGAAAAAAGAAGCTTATTACTTTTCGCACGATGCAAACGCAAAGGACGACCCAAAAATACTCCAGCTAAGAATGGAACTAGGATGGGAGGGTTACGGTCTTTTTTGGGCATTAATTGAACTGCTCAGAAACGAAAGCGACCACCGTATGCGAACGCATTACAAAAGCATTGCATTTGCATTGCAAACGCATGAGGATAGCATAAAAAAGATAATTAACGACTTTGATTTATTTGCAGTTGACGAACAATATTTTTGGAGCGAAAGCCTTTTAAAGCGTATGGAATTAAAGGAGGAGCGGTCAGAAAAGGCGAGAGAATCCGCCAAAAAACGCTGGAATAAGGATAATGATGCGAACGCAATGCGAACGCATAGCGAACGCAATGCGGATGCAATGCAATTAAAGGAAAGGAAAGGAAAAGAAATAAAAGAAAATAAAGAAAAAGAAAGTAAAGTAAATGAGGATTCACATAATTCAATTTTTCGAGAATTATGGAATAGTAGGACTTGGTTGGAAGGTTTAGCAATAAATTGGAAAGCGGAAGTAAAAGAAGTTCAAGAGCATTTAAATACCTTTCGAAAAGAATGTATTTTAAAGGCAGATTTTAAAGAAAACGAAAAGCTTGCAAAGGAGCATTTTTTTAATTGGGTTAAACGAGGCAATCCAATACCAAAAAAAGAAAGCGTTAAAAACAACGTCTTTGAGGAAATATGGCAAGACTTACAAAAAGAAAAACAACAACTAAAACAAAATGAGCAATGAAGGAAATAATTATTAAGCACCTTAAAAAAATGGAGTTTGTTTGCGGGTTAAAGCAATTTAAGGAGTACAAAAAAGAAGAGGCAACCGAATTGATTAGCTGCCTCCACGACCTATTTAAAAAATTTGGTTGGATGACAGACGACCGGGTAGAATACATTTTGCAAGCTGGCATGAGAGGGCAATACGGCGATTTCTACCACGTTAACGAGAAGACGGTTAACGGATGGATTAACCAATACTATATGCACCACCAGAGCCAAATAGTAATGGAGGTACAGAATGCCAACAACAAAGAAAAAGAGCCGACAGAGGAGGAAATTGCCTACTGGATAGAAATAGGAAAAAACATTTTTCGAGACAACTACCAGCACGCCAAGGAGACAGGATATTGCCGGGACTTAGCAGATTGGGGGATTAACTGGTTTAACAAGTTTCAAGAAAGAGGCATTTTAAAGCCTTGGACTTATAACGTGGAGGAAATAGAAAAGGACGTCCGTAAAGAATTGCGCATAACTCAAAAATGGGTGGAGGAGTCAACAGTTGGCGCTAAATCAAAGAATAAAATTTGGAAGTTATTTATATTGGAATCGATTAGAGAAAATAAAAACCTAGACGAATTAATTTAAACAACTAAAACGATGGAAAAGATTTACGGCGGAAACGCAAAGATTGTGACAACTCAATTTGGCGACATTTGGAAAGTTAGCCAAAACAGAAGCGACTTAGAAAAGCTTTTAAAGTATATGAATGAAAACGACTGCGAATGGGTAAACCTTGACATCAAGGAAAAGCCTAACAAGGTGGAAGGAAAGCCAACTCATTATTTGGAATTATACCAGCCAAAGGCAAAGAATGATTTTAGACCAGCAAAGGAAAAAAACAACTGGGTACCGGTAGTTGCAGAAAAGAAAATAATTGACAAATATGAAAATGACACGCTTCCATTTTAATTTAAAAAAGGCGGATTTATTTAGCGCGGTTAATACCGTTCTAAGTATTTTCGCTCTCATTCATTTTAAGATGCCAATAAGCTTTCTTTTTATGATTTTGGTGTTAATCTACACCTTGGTAATGGACGTCGTTTATAAGGCCTGTAAATGATTTTAAACAAAAAAAAATAAAAAAATGAAATTTGGAAAATGGAAAGTTGATAAAAATGGAGACATGGATTTCGACAATGGTCGTTATTTTATTTATGGAAACAGATTAGGACATGAGGATTGGATTTTGCATTTAATGGAAAAAAACTGGTGCGATATGAATGATTTTATACCAGCATATTTTAAAGCTTTACAAAATATAAATGTCAAATATTTAAAAATTCAATCATTTTATTAATGATTCAATTCAAGCTAAACGAAAAGCCTTTGAGCGTAAACCTAGCTTGGCAAGGCAAACGTTTTAAAACGCCTATTTACAAAGCTTACGAAAAAGAGTTGTTGTTGAGGATGCCAGCTAAAAAAATAGACGCCGAGCAAATTTTACGAGTTGAGTTTTTCTTTGGATTTAGCAACAAGGCAAGCGACCTTGATAACCCGGTCAAGTTGCTCATGGATATTGCACAAAAAAAATACGGCTTTAACGATAAAAATGTTTATGAGTTGAACGTTCGTAAATGCATCGTAAAGAAAGGCGATGAATTTATACAAATGGGCATTTACCCGCTTTTACCTTTCTAACAAAATCGTTGCTTTTCCTTTGTAATTAATTTAAAGGTTATATTTGTGCAAACGATACGAAAATGAGTTTACAAGAAGGACGACTAATTAGAGACACAAGAAAAAAGCTAGGGATTAACCAAGTAGATTTGGCGCAGCAAATTGGATTATCTCACCAGCCAATTAACCAAGTTGAAAACGGCTTTGAATCAATCAGCTTGTCGAACTTGCGAAAAATTTGCGACGTTATTGGATTAGAGGTTGTTATTCGAGAGAAAAATGTCTAAAAGATTACCGAAAGCAAAAACAGATTATTCCCTAGAAATTAGATACCGGTTAAGAGATGGTAAATGGAGCGAATGGAGTAACAAAGGCAAGGGAACGTTTGAGAGTATTGAGTTAGTACAGAAACAGATTAGACTATTAGCAAGCGCATACCAAGGCAGAGAGAAGGAGGTTAGGTTTGAGAGAAACGGAAAGCTTTGCGACTTTTCTGGAAGCGTGACAGGACAAGTAATTACATTAATATAGTTTTTTGGGTTTATGTTTGATTGAAAGGGTGTAGATAAATTTCTACACTTTTTTTTTATTAATTCTTAAGTTTCTAATTTTTTCCTTACATTTACATAAACAAAACACAAAAACCTATGATAAATCAGATTTACCACAATTATTCCTATTGGGAAGACTGGAGGTTTGGATTTTATGACCAAATATCTGGACAAAAAAGAGATGAAAAATTAAATTCTTGTATTAATTTCTTTAACGATATTAATCTAGTTAAGGAATTTATGCATAGAATAGTAGTTGAATGGAAATATTCATGCGAAGTAAATTTTTCTAATCCATCAATGAATAAAATAGCTTATTTAGGTCAAGCTTCTTGCGCTCTTTATGACGAAATACCTTGCTTAGTTACAATGGAAGCTTGGAATTTATTAGCAAAAGAAGTTCAGGATTATTCTAACGAAATAGCACAAACGCAAATAAACTACTGGTTTTTAAACTATAAACCTAATCAATTATGCATCGAGTTTATTTAGAAAAAAACGTATTGGTAGCAGCAAAAGAACGTATATCGTGGGCATTTGATTCATTTGAAAGAATGTACATTTCATTTTCTGGAGGTAAGGATTCAACCGCTATGGTTCATCTAGTTGCAGAGGAGGCCAGAAAAAGAAACAGAAAAATAGGTCTTCTATTTATTGATTGGGAATGTCAATTTGAAAGAACTATTCAACACGTTGACGAAATTATAACAGAATATAAAGACGTTTTTGAAGCTTACTGGATTCAGTTGGAAATTATGACCAATAACGCAACCTCAATGTATGAGCCTACTTGGAAATCTTGGGATGAGGATAAAAAAGAACTTTGGGTTAGAAATAAAAGCATTAAAGGAATTAAAGACCCATTGTTTTTACCTTTTTATTTTGCTGGAATTACATTTGAAGAATTTGTTCCATTATTTGGTAAATGGTATTCTCAAGGTAAAACAACTGGATGTTTTGTAGGTATACGTTCAACTGAATCTTTAAATAGATACAGAACTTTAATAATGCAAAAGGATAGGTTTCAAGGAAAGCCATTTACTACAAATGTAGTAGATAACGTTTGGAACGTTTATCCAATTTACGATTGGACAGTTGAAGATATTTGGGTTTTTTATTACAAAACAAAATTACCTTATAACAAAATTTATGATTTAATGCATCAAGCTGGATTAAAACCATCGCAAATGAGAATAGATGAACCATTTGGAGATGAAGCAAGAAAAAATCTTTGGTTGTATCAAATTATTGAGCAAAAAACTTGGGCAAAGTTTGTTTCAAGAATGAACGGAGTAAATACAGGCGCTCTTTATTGCGGAGAAAAAGGCAACGTTTTAGGAAATGCAAAAATATCTTTACCAGAAGGACATACTTGGCAATCATTTGCAGTTCATTTACTTGATTCAATGCCTCCTAAAACCGCAGAGCATTACAAAAACAAAATAGCTAAATACATTTATTGGTATAAAGACAAAGGTTATCCAAACGGAATACCAGACCAAGCGGATTATAATTTGGAGCAAAAAGGAAAAGCGCCAGCTTGGAGACAAATAGTTAAAACTTTACTAAGAAATGATTATTGGTGTAGAAATCTAGGTTTTGGAATTACAAAGTCTAGCAATTATCAAAAATATTTGGACTTAATGAGACGCAAAAGAAATGAATGGAATCTATTTTCAGAAATCAGAGAAAATGATAATAGCCTTGCAAAACTGGATATTGAATAAAGAGGTTATTAAAGAATTAGGAGAACCTTTGGTTTATTTAGAAGGCGATACTTGGGTAATTAATGAAAAAGGATTTGGATGTATTAACGATGAAAAAATAAGATACCTATTTGTAGATAAAGAATTTAGAAACATAGGTATTGGTTCAATATTGTTAAAAGAATTAGAAAAATACTCTTGCAATTACGAATTATTAGCACCAAAAAAAGTCATTGATTTTTATTTAAAACACAATTATAAAGCAGAAAAATTTACAGTTAACTGGGTTAAACTTTACAAATAATGGAAAACTTACAAAAAAAAATTAAAGAACTATCTGAATTAATTAATTCAATGGAATTGCACGAAAAAATTAATGCTTTAAACCAAGTGAAAATAAATATGCACGAAATTAGTCCGTTCAAAAGCGAGCCAGTAGATTGCGTTTTATGGGAGAATCAAACGAAAATTTACGCAAACGATTATAATCCAAATAGCGTAGCGCCTAAAGAAATGGAACTTTTACACGTTTCAATTAAGTCGGATGGATATACTCAACCAATTGTTACTTTTTTGGAAAATGAAGGTAGGCAAGTAGTTGATGGATTTCACAGAAATAGAGTTGGTAAAGAGTTTGAGGATATAAAAAACAGAATTCACGGATATTTACCGGTTGTAACTATTAATCAAGATAGAGCGGATAGGTCAGATAGAATGGCCGCAACAATTAGACACAACAGAGCCAGAGGAAAACATTCCGTTGAAAATATGTCTGATATTATTATGGAACTAAAACGTAGAAATTGGACAGACGAAAAAATAGGTAGAGAATTAGGAATGGAGCCAGATGAGGTTTTAAGACTTTCTCAAATTACTGGATTATCTGAAATATTTGCAGATAAAGAATTTAGCAATTCTTGGGAAATAGTTTTTGATGATTTTGATAAAGCGAGTTAGTCTCGCTTTTTTTTTTACCTTTGACTTGGATAAACAAATATTTGCAAGATGGCTAACGGACACGGAGGAGCAAGACCCGGAGGAGGTCGAAGACCAAAAGCGGACGAAATTAAAATAATTGAGCAAATGGACGCTATTGCCGTCCCGGAGGAGGCATGGCAAGCGCTTTGGAATCGTTGCAAAGACGGTGACATTCAAGCAATAAAGACGTGGTTAAACTACCGCTTTGGTATGCCTAAGCAATCCATTGACGTAACAACGCAAGGCGACAAGGTAACTCCGCCGATTGAGTGGTTAAAATCCAAATAATGGAGGCAATCAAGCTATTAGATAAATACCAACCTCTTTTTTACGATGAGCCACAAAGTCGTTATTTCCTAATTACCGGAGGCCGTGGTTCTGGTAAGTCGTGGACCTTATCCCTATTTCTTTTAAATCTAACTTATGAGGAGGGTCATGTTATTCTCTTTACCCGCTGGACTTTAACGAGTGCGTTTATTTCGATTATACCGGAATTTATTGACAAAATAGAGTTGATGAATAAGGAAGGCGACTTTGAGATTACGCAAAGCGAAATTATTAATAAGGTTACTGGGTCTAAGATTTTATTTCGTGGAATCAAGACTAGCCAAGGAACGGCAACGGCAAATCTTAAATCAATTGCTGGAGTTACTACATGGATGCTAGACGAGGCGGAGGAATTAGTTGACGAGGATATTTTTGACCGCATCGACCTATCCGTTAGAGCAGTAGACAAACCAAACCGCGTTTTATTAGTAATGAACCCGGCAACAAAACAGCATTGGGTTTATAAGAGATTTTTTGAGGATTACGGGGTAAATTCTGGATTTACGGGAATAAAAAACGATTGTACCTACATACATACATCTTATTTAGACAACATAAAAAACCTTAATACAACCGTTATAAATCGTTTTGAATCAATGCGAGAGCGCAACCCAACCAAATACAACCATATTGTTATGGGTAACTGGATAGACAAAGCCGAGGGCGTAATATTTGAAAACTGGAAAATTGGCGATTTCGATACGTCTTTACCTTTTGGTTTTGGCATGGACTTTGGATTTAGCGTGGACCCGACCACGTTAATTAAGGTTGCAGTTGACGAAAACAACGGAATAATCTATTGTGAGGAATGTTTTGTCGAGGTTGGCCTAACAACTACCGACATAGCCAAACGCATTGGTAAGCATTGCCAGCCTAACGAAATGATTGTAGCGGATAGCGCCGAGCCAAGGCTAATAAATGAGGTTTACAACATGGGTTTTAATATAATCCCATGCACCAAAGGCCCCGATTCGGTAAGATATGGTATAATGAAAATGCAAGATTACCAAATTGTCGTAACCGCTGAAAGCAAGACAATAATAAAAGAATTGAATAACTACATTTGGAACGACAAACGAAGTGACACGCCTAGGGACGATTTTAACCATACAATTGACGCAATACGCTACGCATTTGACAAACTAGCAATTACTAAGTTTTGGCACGTTTAGGTTATCCAATGAATTTTTTATATTAATGTTCTATTTTTACAAAAAAAGACGCACGGAATGAATTACATTGACCGCCTCAAATCTTTAGTTGGAATCAGCAAAAAAGACGCGACATATTTAAACGCCGTTTTCCCTTATTTGGGTAACAACGTTATTTGGACCGCACCAACAACGCAAAATTTTATTGAAAAAGGACTGTATTTAAACTCAGACCTTTACTCAATAATCAACCTAATTATTAACAAACTTTCGGCTGCGCCAATCGTAACCTACGAAGTAAAGGACCAAAAAGCGCTAAATTATTACAAATCAATGAGCGCCTCGATGCCAAATTCTGGCTCGAAATGGTCAGCTGAAAAGCTAAAAACTAAGGCGCTAGAAGAGGTAAGCATTCCAGAATTAGACCGCCTACTAAAAAAGCCAAACGAATTTCAAACGTGGGACAACTGGATTAAAGAGGTAGCCGCATTCCGTTTAATTACCGGCAACGCTTATATGTATGGTTCACGCCGTGGAGGTCAAGAAAACGCGCCTATTATTGGCCTTTACTCATTGCCCTCGCAATACATGGAAATAATTTCCGGAGGTCTTAACCAGCCAATTAAAGAGTACCGACTAACGTACAACGGTTACGAGCGCATAGATGCGGCAAACGTTGGGCATTTAAAAAATATAAACCTTAGTTATACGGCTGGAACTGCTAACCATCTATACGGTGCCTCACCTTTGCGGTCCGCAGTACGTGACCTTACAACCTCTAACGATGGCAAGCAAGCGCTTTTATCTATGCTGCAAAACATGGGTGCGCGTGGTATACTAACGGGAGACGGTAGCGTTAACATTACAAGAGAGCAAGCGCAAGGATTAAAGGAGGATTACGCTCACAACTACCAAGGAGCAACCAAAGCTGGCGACGTAATTATTACGCCAGCAAAATTGTCATGGGTTCAGATGGGAATGAATGCCGTTGATATGTCAATTATTGACACTCAAAAAGTAATTTTAAGGTCCTTGTGCCGCGTTTACGGCGTTGACGCTAAGTTATTAGGCGACACGGAAGCAAGCACGTTTAACAACGTTGAAACGGCTTATAAGGCGCTTATAAATAACGTGGTCAGACCGTTACACGTTGAAATTAGAGACGTGCTAAACAATTGGATATTGCCAAGCTACGGTAATAAAAATCTTTTCTTGGATTTCGATTACATGGCCTACCCGGAGATGCAAGACGATATGGACAAATTGGTTACCCAGTTGTCTGCGGCTTGGTGGTTAACTCCTAACG